TTTACAGTAAAGGTATTTATAATTGCCCGAATCTAGAATATATAGAGAATCTTAATTTGCCAAATTATACTTCTGTTAATAAGGTTGTAGATAGTTGCAGTAGTCTTAAAACTGTAAATAAGGTAACTATACCACTTAATCACGGTTCTTTTGCTATTGGATTAGTTTTATTTGGAAATAGCCAATCTAGCATTAGGAAAATGACTATTACTAACCTAAGTGATTATGAAGCGTATGATATAATCAAACTATCTGACTTAACAAACTGGGGAGTTAATTCTACTGCTATTCCAGATGCTAAAAAGAGCTTAATAGATAGCTTGATTACAAATACTACTATTAGAAGTAAAACACTTAGCCTATACTTATCAGATAATACTAAGGCAGCTCTTACAAGCTCAGAGAAGGCACAAATAACTAACAAAGGATTCACAATAGTATGAAGCAGCAAGAATATATAACAAGGGTTATCACTCCAGAAGAAGGACACTTCTTAACACAAGCGGAGGATATTGATATAATGCAGAGGGTATTTAGTAAGGAGATATTTCTAGCCGTTACAGATTCCCCTGCTAATTGGAAAGAGATAACAGAAGATGAAGCCAATATAATTATAGCATATCAGAAAGAACACAATGGAAACTAAGCTAACAAAGGTTATCATAGGTGGTAAAGAATTTCAAGTTACCGATAAGCAAGCTCAACAGATGTTAGATATAATTTCTAATGATGTTGAACAGCTAAAGAAAGATGTAGAAGAACTTAACAACTGCTTAACTTGGAGGGTAATAGAATGAATGTAATTAAAGTAACTATAAATGGTAAAGAGTATCTGATTAAGGATGCAGAAGCACAGAAGCAGATAGAAGCTCTTACTAAGAGGGTTGAAGCTGTTGAAAGTAAATCTGGGCTTTATATAATTGAAGTGGACTGATGGAGATTACTCAAATTACTTTCAATGGTGTTACTTATAAGATTAAGGATAATGAAGCTCAGACTTTGATTAATGAGCTGCTTAATCGTATAAAGGAGCTAGAGAATAAGACAGCGGAAGTAGAGGAAGTAGAAGCCTTTGCAGAAGGCAATATTTTTGCTGGAGTAATGGATGAAACTGATAAAGATACTCCTATTACCTACAGCTATCTTACTGCTCTTCTCAGTAAAGATAAAGTGAATAATAAGGTATTTGCTAATACTGACCTTCCAATTTCTATTAGGCATAACTGGCTATCCACTGGAGGAACACCGCTAAAAACATTCTTTCTTTTAGTTCCGGCTACTCACAAAAATCTCTATTCTCTTTCTGCTGGATGCTAGTGCTTCAATGGGTGGGATGAGGATTACTCTCTAGTAACTATAGATTTTCCTTCTGGAGCTAAACAGTACAAGCTCTTTAGATTTGGGAACTGGTTAGTTAGATGCAATTCCGAAATAACCTATAAATTCTGATACTATGGAGATTACTAAGATTAATATTAATGGAGTGGAATATGAGTTAGTAGATAAGGCTACTAGAGAAGCTGTAAAGAAGTTCAATGAGGCTTATATTGCCGATGTAAGCAGAGCTGATATAGATTCTCAGAATATTACTAGCACTGTTACTACTGATAGCTTTACTAAGCAGGATTATACTTACTTCTACTTCACCTCAACTAATGAGGATAGAAAGCTATATACTAAATACGGTAATTCCATACCCTAGAGAATGGTATGTGTAACAGAGAATCTAGCCAATCAGATAGAGGATATTGTAGATGGTGAAGTTATTACTATCCACTATGGGAACTGATTATTTCTACTTATTTGATGATGCTGAGGAAGTTGAAAGAGTAGCCTTTATAGCTTCTGAAATGGAATCTCTGAAACAATTAGCTCCTTTATATGATGGAGTTGAATACAGTGCTAGCTCCTATGAGGATGATATGACTTCAGAGGATATTTGATTTTGTATCACAAAATACTGTAATATTTATAGAAAGAGTAAAAAAGCTATGATAAAAGAAATTAGAAACAGTAATAACGAAATAACACCTATTTTGCCGGAATCCAGAACTGTTAGCGGATATGCAATAGTATTTAATAGTGATTCTAATGATTTAGGTGGCTTCATTGAAAGAATAGACCCTAATTCCTTAGATGGTGTAGTAGAGAAGTCGGATGTGCTTTGCTTACTTAATCATAATGAGGATAGAGGTGTATTAGCTAGAAGCAATAAAGGAGAAGGTAGCTTAACCTTAGAGATAGATGAAATTGGCTTAAAGTACACTTTTGAAGCACCTAATACAGCTCTAGGTGATGAACTGTTAGAAGGAATTAGAAGAGGTGATATTTCTACTTCTAGCTTTGCCTTTACAGTAGGAAAAGATAGCTGGAGTAAAATGGAGAATGGCACTTATCTAAGAACAATCAATAGCATTAATGAGCTGTTTGATGTATCTCCAGTGTATAGAGCTGCTTATGATGCCACTTCTGTTAAAGCTGATAGCCGTGGATTAGACGCTATCAAGCAGCAGGAGAAGGAAGAGCTAGCCAATTATTATAAAGAACTTAGAAATAAATTGAAATGAACTCACTAGAACTTATTGACCACAAAGAACAGCTAAAGATTCAAGCCGAATCTATTTTATCTGGAGCTGAAAAAGAATCTAGGAAATTAACAGATGATGAATCTGCTAACTATAATAAACTCATTGAAGAGATTGAAAAAGCAGATGAGGAACTTAGACAGATTAATAACACTATACAAACTGATAATAACAATAAACAAATTAGAAAAATGGAAAAGTTTTCTTTACTTAAAGCTATTAATGATGTTGCTAATGGAAAGCAACTTGATGAAAGAAGTGCAGAGGTAGTAAACGCTGGTGCAACTGAAATGGGTAAATCTGGACTTTCTTTTAACGGACAGATTCAGCTTCCAGTAGAAGAGCGTGCTGATGTGCAGGCTACTGTAGCTACTGCTGGTTAGGAAGCTGTTGCAGAAGATAAGCTGAATATTCTGGAGCCACTTAGAGCTAACTTAGTAATGGCACAAGCCGGAGCTACCTTTATGACTGGACTTGTAGGTAATATCTCTATTCCTAAATATAGTGGTTCTACTGTAACTTGGGAAGGTGAAGTAGCTGCTGCTTCTGATGGAGCTGGTACTTTCTCTGAGGTTGAACTTTCACCTAAACGCCTTACTGCTTACATTGATGTTAGCAAACAGTTCTTACTTCAGGATTCTGTAAGTGCTGAAGCTATGCTTAGAAATGATATTGTAAAGGCTATCAGCAATAAACTTGAAGCTACTATACTTGGTGATGAAGCTGGTTCTAATAAAGTCCCTGCTGGTATGTTTAACGGTGCTGATGCTGCTGTGCTTACTTATGCTGGTACTGTAGATATGGAATCTGAGCTTGATGAAGCTAATGTAATGGGTGAATACTGCTACATTGTATCTCCTAAAGCTAAGGCTGCTCTTCGCAAGGCTGCTAAGGGTGATAGTGGCTTTGTAATGGAGGATGGAGAAGTTAACGGTATCAAGGTACTTTGTACTTCTGCTGCTAAGGGTGTTGTACTTGGTAACTTCTCTGATTATGTAATTGCTCAGTGGGGAGCTATTGATTTAACTGTTGACCCTTATACACAAGCTGCTAATGGTAAGGTTAGACTTGTAATTAACGCTTACTTTGATGCTAAACCTAGACGCTCTGAAGCCTTTGTAGCTGGAGTAGTTGAGTAATAATTAGTGTTTTTAATCTGTGGAAATGGAGTAGGCTTTAATGCCTACTCCTGCTCCTTAAAACTTTATAAGCTATGTATGTTACATTAAGTAAAGCTAAGAAGCATCTTCAAATAGACTAGGATTTTAAGGATGATGATGAATATATCATATCTCTTATTCAAGTAGCTGAAGATGCTGTAGAATCAAATTTGAACATACCTTTAGCTTCATTGTTAAAGGATGGTGTTTTACCTCAATCTGTATATCACGCTATCCTGCTAATGATTGGTAATCTATATGCTAATAGAGAGCCAGTCAGTTTTACCTCAGCTACTAAAATCCCTTATACCTTAGAATTTTTACTAGCTACTTACAAACACTATTATATACCGTAATATGAGAGCCGGACGATTAACAGAAGTAATTAAAGTAGAAAAGCCAGTTACTACTATTGATGAGTTTGGAGCTTCTTATACCCGATGGGAAACCTTCATAGGAAAGACAAAAGCACAAGTTACCTATACAAGCGGTAATAGGCTTAATGAGAATAATGAAATAATCTTTGCTTATGAAGTGGTATTTACAGTGAGAATTTATCACCAGATAGATGAACGAATGAGGATTATCTGGAAGAATAAAAAGTATCGCATATTATCCCTAGAGGAAAATAAGGCACTTCAATCTTTAACCATTAAAGCGGAGCTGATAAATGAGTAATGTAACTGTGGATGATACTTAGGTACAAAATCTCTTTAATGCTTTGGATTCTGACTCTACAAAATAGATTCTGTTTACTGCTCTAAAGAAGGGTGGATAGAAACTGACTAGCCAAACTAAAAGAAGTCTTAGAGCTAAATTAGGTGCTGGTGCTTCAACTCCTAACAGATGGAACGGTAAGACTATGGTAAGCGGAGTGAGAATGAAAGCGGATAAGGATTACTGTGAAGTATCTGTAAGTATCTTAGGAGATTTTAGGCTAAAGTTCTTTGAGAAAGGAACAGCACAAAGAAGGCTTAGAAGGGGTGGAGCTAACAGAGGTAGCATTAGACCCTTATACTTCTTTAGAGAAGCTAGATAGCAGGATATAGGTGAAACTATAAATAGTTCAATAACAGAATCATTAAACCATATTAACTAATGAACGGATTAGAAATAGGTAAAGCAATATATAAAGTGCTGGATGGCACTACAAAAGTATATCCTTTAGTTGCTGATTAGGGTGCTTCTTATCCATTTATTGTATATCGGAGAAGCGGACTTACACACGCTAATACTAAAGACCGATTCAATTACTAGGAACTAGCCACTGTAGAAGTGATAGTAGCAGGTTCTACTTATCCAGAGGCTCTACAGATAGCTAAACAAGTATTAGGTAGAATGGAGCATACTAGAGGGATGTACGAAGGAATCAGCATATCAGAGATTAAGCTGGTTAATGCTGAAGAGGATTATATAGAAGATGCTTTTATACAAAAACTTACATTTAATATTGAAATACTATGATTACAAAAGGTGGTGATTTAATGCTTTTCGTTGGTGGAAAGTCTATCGCATACGCTACTAACCACACTCTTAGTATCTCTGCTGATACTAAGGAAACTTCTACTAAAGATAGTGGTGGACTTTGGCAGACTTCAGAAGTAGGAATGTTGAGCTGGAGCTGCTCTAGTGAGAATCTTATTGGCGACCCTATGGCTGGAATCGGATTTGATGAACTCT